TTACGATATGCCTTGTGAGAGTAAAGAATTATCTTTCGTTTCTATGCGCTTGAGGGTATCTCGCACCTCGGCAAGAATTACATTGGCGGTTGCAGTGTTTTGAACAATAGCCGATTGTTGCAAGAGCTGTTGGCGCATTACGCTTGTCTGGTCGGTCTGGTTAATGATGAAAGCGTTAAGGCGGCCCGCAATCACGCCCCCGGTTTCCTCACTCATTGAGGTAACGGCACCCGTCAAGGGGTCGGAGCTTGTGGCTTCATCATCAATATCTTTTATCCAATCACCCACCGCCTCAAGAGCGTTGGTGAATGTTGCGCCGGCGGCATTAACAAGAGCCTCAAACTTGCTTTTTTCACGGGCTGTCAATTCCCCGTCAGACATAGCCTCGCCCAGATACTGAATAGCATCATCCATTGCCTTTGCAAGAAAATTTCGTTTGAGAGCGTCAACAACGGCCTTTTTCAATACCTCGCGTGTGGTATCACCCAAAGCCTTTGCTGCGTCCTCTCCGGCACAATATGCGTCAACAATGGCATCTGCGTATTGGTCCAGAGCTTCCTTTGTGGTCGTTCCGGCAAAGGTTTCCATCATTTGCCGGTCTAAGTCCTCAATCTGTTGCTCTATCTGCTCTATCGCATCATTCCATTGTTGGATTTTGTCGTTGTCGGTCTTTTTCTTATCTCTTTCAGCTTGGATTTGCTGTTTCATCAGCTCCTGCTGCTCACGGAGGCTTGCCTTTTGCTGCTCATACAAGCCCAGCATATCATCACCCTCTTTGGCTTTTGATAGCTGCTGGTTCAAGTCCTTAATTTGGGCTGTGAGTTGTGCGTATTGTGCAAAATCCCATGCGCGGCGGGCTGTTTGGCGTTGCTGTTCAAGGGCGGCTATCTGGTCCTCTATGAGTTGGATATTACGCTCAAATCCGGCACGTTCCTCATCGTTGAACACCCAATAGGTATTATTAAAGGCACGTTCAAGGCGTGAGTATGAGCGTTCCAGAGCGTCAATCTGCTTTTGGAGATTTTGTATCTTTTTCTCATATTTCGCATCGTGCATTTTTGCGAATATGCCAATTACCGATGTTATAGAGGAAATCATGCCGGTTATACCACCTACGACATCGCCAGCCATAAACTGACCCACGGACGCGGCGGCATTACCCAACTCGCCCATAAGTTCTATTGCAGTCCCTATGCCATCAGATACACCATCCATGCCCAGTGCGTCAAACATACTTTGCAAGGACGAGGCGCAATCAGTGGTTATATCCGTCACTTTCTCCACGGATTGAGTGATACCATTGGCAGCGGATTTAACCTCTCGTTCCGCGCTTTCAACATCCTCTTTTGACCCCTCACCTTTGGCTAATGCGGCTTTCGCTTTCGCCAATTTCTGTTTAGCTTTGAGGTAGTCGTTAAAGAATGTATCTAAGGCAGCAAAGGGGTTAAGCTCCTGTATGCGCTGCTTGGCTTGGTTAAGGCTTTCAATAACGGCCTTATAGTCCACGGGGGATAATTTCAACGTGCCGGCGGCTAATTGCTTGTCAATATCGCTCACCAGCTTTTGAATTTGCCCCACGGAAAGGGTGTCAAGGTCGCTAAACAACTTTTTCCAACTATCGGTTTGCAGGAGAAATCCAGTATTAAGAGCGGAAAGAGCCTCCGTTTCGGCTTTGTTGATTAGCTTGATACGCTCCTCATCGCCCATACGTTCAGCCTCAGCACGGAGCAACGCATATTCCTCAGTGATTGATTTACGCTGTTCCTCAAAGGTGCGATAATCATTAAGCACGGTTTCATGTACCTGCTTTTGTAGGTCGGCCTCCTGCTTGGATAGTTCAAGGCTCATGGCTGCTCTGTCATCATCGTTGACAATGCCACTTTCGCCATTCTCCAATTTACGCTTTGCGTCAGCAACGGCCTCCAATTTTTCGGCAAGGGTCTGGCTACGCCCTATGGTTTCACTTACAGCTTGCTTAAACGCCTCAAGTGCGGTTCTTGCGCCAGTAAGTTCATCATATTGCACATTCAAGGATATAAGGAAATTGCCCTCGCCCTCGGTGAGTACGCCAGCTTGTTTCTTGCCCTGTAATTCGGCTATCTGCTTTTCGATATACTCTTTATAAGAGCCACCAGATTGTAGCAAGGAGGCAAATTGTTTATCGGCAACATCCTTACCCATATTCTCAACCCAACGCCAATATAATTCATACTGCTTGCGCTTGTAGTCAAGTTCGCCCTCAAAGAGTTTGTTTTGGGATTGGGTATAGCTTTGGTTCTCATAGGTGCGCCGCTGCTCAAAGCCCTGTTTCTCGGTGTCGCTCAATCCACCTTTGCCTGCTTTCTTTCGTGCCTCTATAAGTTCTTTTTCCTCACGCTCAATTTGTGCAAGGTTTTGTTTGTGTTGTAAGTCCAAAAGGGCTTTGCGCTTGTCATAACCCTCTTCCATGACTGCAATACGCGCCTCTTCAACACGCCTTTCTGCGTCAACTTGCTTTTGGCGTAAGGTTTCAGCGTTGCGGGCCGCGTTGTTAGCACCTCCACCTCCACCGGTGGTGTGCTTTGGCATTTTGCCCTCAAGTTTGGAGATTTCCTTATTGAGTTCTTTATATCGGGTAGAGTTGATTTCCGTTTCGGCTCTTTCTTGTTTGAGCTGCTTGATACGGTCGGAAATGCCCTGCTCGGTGTTGAGATTGTCCGTTTTGGTTTGGATAGCCCCTTTGATTTCAGCCAATTTAGACAAAAGAGTATCTAAGCCGGTTGTATCAGCTCCCGGCCCTACTGTGCTATTATTGATTGCGTCAATATCCTTTTGAGTTTGAGTAACCAAATTGTCCAAATCCTCAAACGACATTTGCGCATAGTCGGTGATACCCTCAGTTGCGCTTGTGTCTTTGGGAGCAAGGAAATTATTCAGTCGCTCATCTACAAGAGCAATAGCTTTGTCATATACTTGCACATCGCGTATCTGGTTATCCAGATAAAGCCTAAGTTCAGCCTCAAACGATTGCATTTCACGCTCGGTTGCACCCGTACCGGCTTTTGTTCCGGCTACAATCTGAGCGATAATCTCATTGTACTTTTGGGTGTATTCGCTACCCGAAAGTTTGGCGAGTTCCTGCGCCCCACTCTCAACAAGGCTACGAATAGCCTCCCTTACCTCCGGGGCTGCGTTTTGGATATTTTCTGCGGCCTCTTGGATTTCTACCTCATAGGACTCTCCATGTTTTTTATCATTAATCGTTTTGGTTTTGCCAGTCCTATATTTGAGATTGTTTAGGCGAGTTTCAAAGCTATCATAGTTCGTATCTCCTTTTTCGTTTAGCTTATTTAATTCTTCCTCAATACGTTTAGCCTTAATCTTTTCGGCGGTCGTAGCTTGCACGGCTGCTTTCACTTCAAGGTATCGTGCCTCCTGCTCTTTGAGTGTGGCGTTCTCATCAAGGAGTGTAGCGTTATACTCTTGGCATATCTCATTGATTTTGGCTATCATATCCCGATAGGTCTTACCATTCTTTTCTGCCTTTGACAATATGGCAAAATATAGGTCCAGCTTGTCGGTAACTTTCTTAGTACCCTCGCTAAACTCTTCCATAACGTCCGTGGTCTTTTCGGTGTCGTTGGAGAACATGGTAATCAAGCTCCATACTGCCCCAATGATAGTGAGTAACCAACCGAATGGATTAGCGCGTAAGGTAGCCCACAACGCTTTGAACATCGTGGATAACTTGCCCGTGGCTGCTGAAAGAATGTTGGTGGCTGCTGTTTGTGCAGTCTTTGCCCCAGTGTCGGCAATAGATGCGGTGCGAGCCTGAGCCGTGGCCGTGGCTTCCAATTTCTTTTTCTTGGCGTAAAAGTCAGAGGATGCGGCCAATGCTGCTTTTCGTGCCAATAATTGTGCGTCAACGGCCGCCTCCATTCGTTTTTGAGCGGCGGCTATGGCTGTGGCATTGCCGGATTGTTGCGCCCAATAAACCTCATATCGTGCGGCCTCAACCGCTTGTGTGGCGGCTATGGCTTTTGATTTGGCACTCTCAACCGCTACGGCGGCTTCCTTAACGCTTGTGCGCATAGCCTCAAGGGATGCTAATTGCCCCGCTTGTTTGGCTGCTGTTTCTTGGGCTATGGCAGCACGATAGGCAGCACTCTTTGTTGTCAAATCAACCTTAGAGAGAGCCAAACGCTGCTCCACGGTCATAACGCTTAGGGCGGCGGCTTCATAGCCGTTGCTTGAGGCGGTAAGCCCGATATTGGATAGATACTCTTGTTGTTGGGCGGTGAGTAGGCTTTGAATGGCCGCTATTCGCATTTGTTTGACAATGGCGGCCTTTTCCTCGGCTGTGAGCATAGCCTCAAGAGCTGCGTAATGCTCATTTTCAGCGGCGGTCATAGCCTTAATCTGAGCGGTGGCAGTGCCATTGAGAGCGGCCTCGGCTTTCATCAATACCAACTTGGCACTACGGGCGGTGTTGTCAAGGACTGCAACGCCGGTGTGTCCTTTCATCGCCACGCTGGTAAGTATCATAGCGGCCTTATAAGAGCCGTAGGCAATGGTAATGGATTTGAGTATGCGTAACACATCGTCCATGTGTTCCACAAAGTAGGTAGCCCCGGAAATACCAGCGGAAAAAATATCCTCGCCAGCCTTACCAAAATCGTTAAGCACGGTGTCCCATGCGTCCTCTAAGTTGGCAATCTGTCCCGTGAGAGAGGCAGATTGTTTCTCCATAAGGTTGTAGAATTGACCGCCGGCATTGGTCATCTTGTTTAAGACCTCCTCAACCTCCGGAAATCCGATTTTGCCGGCAGATACCATTTCGTTTATCTTGTCGGCTGTCACCCCATACTTTTCCGCGAGTTCCTTAACCAAAGGAATACCACGGCCCGTAAATTGCCTTACGTCCTGCGCATACAAACGCCCCTGTACCATTGTAGTACCATAGAGGTACACAATATCATTGAGCGGGATTGAAAGGCCGGAGGCTATGTTTCCCAGCCTTACAAGGGTGTCATTTACTTTGTCGGCACTAACACCGTATGCCATGAGCTGCTTTGCGCCCTCGGCAACACCCATAAGGTCAAATGGAGTTTTGGCGGCGGTGTCTATCATCTGCCCCATCAGCTCCTGCGCCTTAGAGCCACTGCCTAACATGGTTTCAAAGGCAATTTCCAACTGCTGGAATTGCCCGCAGGTCATCACGATAGACGATAGCAAACTTTTCATTCCCTGCCCCACAAGGTAGTAGGAAATGTATTGTCCGGCACGTTCTGCCATCAGCCTAAAAGAATCCTCAACACTGCCAACCTCATCAATGGCCGTGTTGGAGAAATCTTTTATGCGCCGCTCCATAGCCTGTGCGGAAACATTGAAATCATCTATGTCGAGCGTAGCCCTAAAACCTAAGCCACCGCCTATATTTTCCAT